TCATAGCGTCTGGTGATGCCTGTTAAGGGTCAGACGATGCAGGAGATGAATAAGACTCTGTCGATCGGGAAGGCCAAGCAGCTTAAGTTGGGTATTGAGTCGGTAAACAACGCGGTGATAGGGAAGGTTGAGTTGTCGTGCGATGCGTTTCATGGTTAATCCTCGCGCCAGAGAAGAGAGAATTTTCCACTCTGTGGCCGGAAAGAGCGGAGCGTGAATACTTCTTTCAGGAGGCACCAACAGCGCCTGGCGGAACGGAACAACGGAGAGATCGCGGGCAATAACATGAAAAGGGCCCGCGGCGCGCAGAAAGCTCATTTGCGCCGGATCGTCTTTTGACGTTAAGAGATAGATATGCAGGCCGCGATTACATAAGTTGGGCTGCCGCAGGGTTTCCAGCGCCTCCAGCCGGGAGGTAGTCAGGGTCTCCATATCGACAATTAAGTGCGACAGATAGGGTTCGCAAAGCTGATGATTTGCCATCTCAAGCGATGGAAAGACCGCATTGCGTTTACCGGAGAAGAGGCAACTGCGCCAGGCATAACTCAAGTAGTGATCGGTGGAGATTAGCGTCTGGCTAATCATATATTCCGGTAGTGCGAAATTGAGCTGCTGAACGAGTTGTTCCAGCGTATCGAAAAGGGGAGGCGTTGCGCCCCGGTAAGGTAGAACCCGATGTGTCGGTTTATCGCTGCGATGTTTTTCTCTACGGATACGTTTTCGCATTTTTCCCTCGCCAACGTATTTTATTTTTCGGCTAAAACGCCCTGTCCATTGAGGCTTTGTCAGCAGCAAACCCACGCTGCATGTCCTGTTTTATGCCCTGTTAAGAGCAACATTTTTACAATCTGATTCATGCAGAAACAGGTACAGATACTTAAAGCCATCTGCGACATTTCCCAAGAAGTGGGGCAGGGTTAAGGCGGGGACGTAGGCGTAACGGCGCATAAACTGGCGGATTGCCGGGAAAACGCGCAGGCGCGTTCACTTCGCAGGCAACCAGCCTAAAATACATTGACTCACCTGGTGCTCACCGTATAATTCCAGGCGTTTCCACCGTAAAGGTGGTGACATTCGCGCAATGCGCCCTTAGCTCAGCTGGATAGAGCAACGGCCTTCTAAGCCGTAGGTCACAGGTTCGAACCCTGTAGGGCGTACCATTTAAAATCAGTATGTTACGCTAATTTTAATCCAGCCTGATTTCCTCCTTGTGTCATGTTTGTGTCATCGCTGCCAAAAATGGCGTCAATTTTCCGTGCATGCTCGGTGAGATGATTCGGCGCGAGGTGTGCATAACGCCTGACCATTTCGATAGACTCCCAGCCGCCCATTTCCTGCAGAACAGACAAAGGCACGCCAGACTGTATCAGCCAGCTCGCCCAGGTGTGCCGGAGGTCGTGAAAGCGGAAATCTTCAATCCCGGCTTTCCTCAGCCCGATGTTCCATGCCTGGTTATCGTCAACGCGCATTTTCCTGACCGCCGGCGTTACCGTTCCGTCTGGCCGGTGCTTTGGCTTGGTGTGAACGAAAACCCACTTCGAACTTTTCCCGATCTGATCCCTTAACACCCTGCATGCGGTATCATTCAGAGCGACGCCGATAGCCTTGCCCGCTTTTGCGTTCTCTGGATTTACCCATGCAACCTTTCTCTGCATATCGACCTGCTGCCACTCCAGATCAAGAATGTTGGAGCGGCGCAGGCCGGTAGCCAGGGCAAAGATAACCACCGGCTTTATGCTTTCCGGCATGCACTCAATCAGCCTTTCGGCCTCATCTCGCGTGAGCCAGCGTATGCGTTTACTGACAGGCTTCTTTGTCTTGATGACCGGAGCGGTCTTAATCCAGCCCCAGTCATTCGCCACAGCACGCAGCAATCCGCGCATAAAGGACAGGTGCTGGCTCTTTGTTGCCTGGCTCACCGGCTTCGCTACGTATGGAGGCGGCTCCTTTCCTTTCCGCACCGCAGAATCACGTCGCGTTTGCCAGATGCGAAGATGTCGGCGGTTGATCATCTTCGAGACCGCATCATTAACCTGTTCGGCAGTAATGGTGGAGATGTCACGCCCGGCGAAGTGTTGCAGGAAAAACTCGATCTTAGTCCTGTCATCGTCCAGGGATCGCTTATCTTCCTTCTCGCGCAGCCATCTGATGCAGCACTCCTCAAACGTCCTCGCCGGTAAATCACCAATCTGATCCACCCGCCACGCTTCAGCCTTTAACTTGTCGTGCAGCTCCTGCGCTTGCTTTTTGTCCCCCGTACCAAGAGATCGTCTAATTCTTTTCCCTGACGGCGTAACGAAATGACAGTGCCAGACGCCGCCCCTGAGGGTGATTGACATAAAAACTCTCCTTTATGTTCACCCGCGCTCGCTGCAACAGGATCGCGCCGGGCGTGTAAATACGCAATACAGGCCGCATCGGTTGTGCGGTATTTGTTCCCGATCTTCTGCCCGGCCAGCTGGCCGGAATCAATCAGCCGGTAGATGGTGCGAGGAGACACGATCAGGAATTCCGCCGCCTGCTGCGCGGTGATTGGCTTTTCAGAAACCATGGTTTACTCCAGGCAAAAAAGAAGCCGCCCGCAGGCGGCAAACATCAAGGGATGATAGATAGGTCTTATCGGTGCTCAGCACCCAACAGGCGACTCAGTGAATCGCCTGTAAGTTGCGTCATTTCAACAAGCCAAGGTCGTAGTTAAGGTGCTCAAGGCATTCACGGTCCTGCTCAAAGCAGTAGTCATATTGCGCTTCCCATCCGTGGTATTCCCGCACAAGTTGCCACTTCCAACCACCCGCGTGCAGAACCCGGCGCACCTTCCTTTTTACCAACCGATCAATATCGAATATCACTCCGCCGCCACTGCCTATCCCATTGCGTAAAACGTCCAGATCAACTTCAATCACACGATACAGCCTTGGCAGTTTTGGCAATTCGTCTATTCGCATCACATGCCCCTTTGCTTGCGCTTCAGTTCGATAATTCCCTGGCACTCGGCGCACATCTGGCAGCCCGGCATCGCCGCGCGCCGCGGTGCGGGAATTTCCTCCCCACACTCCTCGCAATGCTCAGCCGATACCGCGCTGTGGTCGATGCGGAGAGCGGAAAGGGCAGCGTTACGCTGAAGCTCTTCAATCTCTGATGCGTTATCGATGATGTCAGCCATTGCGTGCTCTCCTGCGTTTCTTGGCGGCCCGGCGCGCTGCTGCGATGCCAGTTTTTCCGCTGCTCACCGGATAGCTAAATCCGGCATAAAGGGAAGGGGACAGGGTGGCGTTGCTCCACGATTTAACGGATGCCAACGTCCCGGCCGTTAAGGCTAGAATGATTGATGCTCGATTCATAGATAATCCCGGAACTGTTGGTTAATACGGTTGAAGGTGAACGCAAGCAATAAAAAAGGCCGCTTTAGCGACCTGGTGATTTTGGCTTTCATGCGCCACCGCCTTCGATGCGTTTAAATTCGATAACCCAAACCCACGGATTAGCCTGCCAGCTGTCTTCGCCGTAGATGGATTGCCACAGCACGCCATAACAATCCCGCATTGATAAATGGGACCAGTCACTTGGCTCACCTGGGAAAAGCTCAGGAAGAGCAGATGTTGGATAATCGCCAGCAAAACCCTCAGCATCTACGTCCTCATCACTGATGTTCTGCAACCGCTCCACCCGCACGCCGGTAATCTCCAGCGTGATGCGGCTGGCCCAGCGCGGCATATGGATTGAAGGTCGTAACGTTCCAGGAGGAACTTCAGATCTGCTTGCTGGGTAGATAACGTTAGGCCAGGGACCATCTTTTAGGTCGTGAGGTCTGCCCGGGAATTTCCAGTCTGCATCAAAAGCTGCAAACGTCTCCCGCACCCAAATGCGATCGCCCACATCGCCAAAGTGGCAAGCATCACCAACTAATCCGCCCCAGCCGCCTTTTCCGTTCTGCATCTCTTCTTCGATATGAAGCATTGTTTTAAATACGTTACTAGGCCACCAATGCCCGCCCTTCTGAAGAGTGCAAGGAGTTGGCTGAGGTTTCATAATCCGCCGCGTCTGCGTCTTCCGTCCGTCGAGAATGGCGCGCACCATCTCAGCGTTGAAAATCATTGGGCGTTCTTTCATGACTTAACCCACCCATTACCCGTCACATTGCGGATAACGCCAAGCTTACGCAGCGCCTGCAATCTGCGGTCGAGAATGCGGAACGGCTCGGGCTTGCTCTTTTCTGTACCCGCAATCAGCCTGCATTCCTGCGCAACATCTCGCACAAAAATTCCTGAAAATGTGATTGGACTGTCACCGATGATCTGCAAGATTGCATCGTCCAGTTTTGCGTATTTAGTCACGACTCCACTCCATAGCGCCCATTCATGCGCCCAATTCGGCTAACGAATGCCACAAGGCTGACGCCCATAGGCTCTATCTTTGCGTGATGCTTTTTGAGGATCGGAGGCACCACTGAATTCCATTTCGGCTTTGGCCGGGCTTTCATGGCCTGGCGGATTTCGTCCACGCATTTACGGCCCTGCGCGCGGATGGCGTTTTCGATTTCTGGTGTCATGACGCCTCCGTTTTCACAACGTCGATGGCGCAGCCGGGAAGCAGTTCTACAGCGGCGGTGGTGCACTGATTTCCCCAGTGATGCCAGCCTGGCGCCGCGCTGCGGCTAAACAGCTCAATGCGAGGCACATCGCCGTACAGCAACTCCAGCCGGTGGCGTACTTCCCACGGTTTTTCGCTATGCGCGCCGAGCGGGCTGTATACCACCTGCTTAATCCCGGCATGCTTTCGCTCCAGCCCGGCGCCGCGGGTGGCAATCAAGAGGTCTTCGGTATTTGCCCGGGTGTGGTTGCCTCCATTCATGCGCGTCTCGGCGTTAAGCAGATCGAGGAAGTCGTAAAAGTCGCTGACCTCACCCTCGGCCAGCGCCTTGTTGATGCGTAGCTCGGCATTCTGATTCAGCTTCACCCAGGTAAAGCCTTTCATCGTGCGAACGGTAAAGCCCCACGCCTCGGCCAGTTCTATCGCCTCCCGGTTATGCGTGCCGGTGTACCACATCGCCAGCACAGCGTTTTCGGCAGATAGCTCCCACACTGGCAGGCGCTTAATGTCGATTAACTTCATGGTGGAGTAGTGATCGGCTGCGGCGCCGTTGCTGATGGTGTTTCCGTAAGACCAGGGTGGATCGGCGTAGATGAGTGAATATTTAGCCGTCATGACTCACGCTCCGGGTCGAACTCAGGCCAGTTATTTCGCTCGTAGTTGGCTTTCAAACGACGGTCCCCAACTTCCTCAACGCTGCGCCCGGTCATTTCAGCGACCTGCTCATTGTTGTAACGCCAGAGCAGGGCGAGCTCTTCGCGTGTCCATTCAGACATAATTTTTCCTCCTGACTTTCGTGCCAGTGAGTTGCGCTTATTGCGCACGGAGATAATCGAACGACCGGTAGCTACTGCTATCTCTTCGATGCTGAATTGACCAAAGAGGAATAGCTCAGCATCGGTCCATGTCCTGCCGTTCATTCGACTGAGAAGAGACGCGCCGATGCGCGATGCCTGCCGGGTGATTGCTGATTCCGATCGCTCAAGCTTCGCTGCTATCTCGGGGAGGGGCATCTTTGCCCCAACCTCATGCAGGAACAGGTTTTCAAATGGTTGCCATCGCTCAGCCATCACCCGGACTCCTTGAGTCGATAAACCACACCCCCAATGCCACCGTTACCCCAGGGTTCCGCAACTAGATGGGGCATGACCTGCGATAACTGCGCGGCGCCAATGAACGTTTCCTGCATCTCAAGCGCAGGAGCCCACCCCTCGTAATAAGGTTCGTGGTAGTTGAGGGTGATGCCCCCGATATGCGCCAGCGCGCCACGGGTGGTTTGTGAGCGGTGAAATTCGGTGATGTGGTTGCGAGTATCTTTACGGAGGGTGGACAAAATCTGCTCTGGATTCATTCTCCCTCCGCTAAGCCGTCTTATTTATCAACTCTTTACCGCGTGTTTTGTAGGCTTCAGTGGCTCGCTCTTCATGATCCTTCGATCCACCAAATCTCGGCCACGCCTCTTTGTAGGCGACCTGAAGCTCACTCACTGACTGGCAAAGAGCGGCTTTATCGGCAAACTCACGCAGCGCTTCTTCTGCCGACTGTGGCGAGACTTCATGGACCTCGTTATCTGCGTCTACTGCTGTTTGTTCAGTAGGAATACAGAAGGTCTGGAATGCGGCATATTTGTAGGCGATCGACATCGCTTTATTGGTTGCCTTATCGCCGCTGTCCATTGCTTCGCCGTAGGTGATCACAGTGTGCAGGCTGCCATCTTCAGTACTCACAAAATCAAACTCAGCTCTGACGACAACATAAAACAACACGCCGCCGCGCTGTGTGGTGCGCTCGGTAACGGTGCGCTCAGTGATTCTCGGCAGTATCACCAGTCCGTGCTTTGCCAGCATCGGCGCCAGGGCGTTATACACCTGGTCAATTCCACGAAAGGCGAACTGCTGTTGCTGATTGACGCGATCCTTACTTATGCCGACAGTTGCCATTTCCTTGGCTACAGCACTGATGGCTGCATAAACTTTCTTTTCGCTCACTGGAAATCTCCTGAAAATTCCTGCCAGCTGATTGCCGGATTTTCGCGCTCAGCAGCAAGGTTAACGGGTGGCTCAGTGTCATCTGGTGGCGTTGCGATCACATCACGCATCAGGCGGGCAAAAGCCTCATCATCCCAACGTTCGACTGCGCTCATTTAGCCTGCTCCTTCATGGATATGCATTTGCGCTCGATAGCTGCGCTGCGGAGGTAGTAGGCAGCCTCGCGGCGCCAGCCGAGAAGACGCGATTCGCGGGCTTCGATAATCAGGGAGCGGTGACTTGCCAGCATCGTTGGCTTTGTTCTTGGCAGCCGGGGCTGCTGAATTGGATGTTTCACAGGCACCTCAGTAGTGAATTTTTGCGCGCGGTACCAGGCCGTCTTTCAGTGCCGTCAGCACTTCAATGGCCTGCTCGCGGGTGAGGGAGGTATTCGCCAGAAGGGCGGTGACAATTTCGGTACCGACAGTTTTGCGGTGCTTAACGTCGGCTTCGCGTTTCGCTGTTTCGTCTGCTTTGCGCTGCTCTTCAGCCAGGCGGGCAGCTTCTTTGGCTTCGGCCTCGCGCTTGATGCGATCGGCTTCTTCCTGTGATTTGCGCTGCTCGGCGGCGATAGCGGCCTGCTTTTCACGCTCAGCGCGCAGGCGTGCCTCTTCGGCTTCACGTTGCGCACGCTGTTCGGCTTCAATGCGCTGACGTTCGGCGGCTTCTGCGCGGGCTTTCACTTCAGCTTCGCGGCGGGCTGCTGCTTCAATCTCTGCACGATGGCGCTCTTCCGCTTCGCGCTGAGCCTTCTCGGCGGCTTCGCGTTTCAGCTGCTCATCACGTTCGCGCTGTGCCTGTTCAGCCTGGCGGCGCTGCTCTTCGCGTTCGCGGTCAAAAGCATCGTTCATGAGCAGTGCCATTTCATGGTCGGCAGCGATGCGCGCGGCGAGCTGGCGATCGAACTTGTCGTTCATCTCCAGCGCTTCGACGTGCAGCGCGTTCATGGCTTCCTCTGCCTTGATGCGCTCCTGCTCGGCTTCCCATTCGGTGAGTGGGCGGCGGGTCGCATCGCGCAGCTCGTCACAGGCATCAACGAAACGCTTTATCTCGGCCTCAGCGGGGCGCACAGCCTCTTTCAGCCGTTTCAGGTACTCACGCCCTGGCTTTTCAATCGCCGTCTTGCTGCGCGATACCTGCGCCGCCAGCGAGGCGACACGGTCACGGCCTTTTTTGGTGCTCAGGTCAGGCACTTCATTAACCGCCTGGCGAATCTGGTCGAGATAAGAATCAAGCCCGTTCGGGACATAAAGCGCCGGAGCCATGTCCGGTTTAATTTCGATAACAGCTAAATCCGTTACTTCGCTCATGGCATCTCCTGAAATTTGGTTGTGCATCGCCCGGCTGCGTGAAGCCAGCCAGTCGGTTGATAAAGGGGGATCAGTGGATCAGCGGTTGTGCCAGTCGTTACAAATATTCATTGCAGCGTGGCACTGGTCGACCGTAAACCATCCGAAGTGGCATTCATGGGTGGGTATTCCCATCTTTTCAGCCAGCCACTGATAAGCTTCGGTGCGAGTCATACCGCCAGACTTCCAGATCCGCTCGAAGGGTAGTTTGCAGTTTTTGCGGGCGTCGCGAGTTTGCTTATCTGCCAGGGTGCCGAGTGGTATAGCTGTGAAAGGGTGAAGCCCAACATAAGCACCGCAACATTCGCAGAGGTAGACATAAGGCCAGTCGCTAAAATCACGCCCATACAACTCTTGATGCGTGCCAATTCGCACATTGCCGCCACACAAGCGGCATGCCGAAGGCGCTGGCAATGGATTCTTTACTCTGGCAGTGGCCTTTCTGCTTGGGTTAGCGGGAGTTTTGATTTCCATATCTACCTCAGTGGATAAGCGGTTCACCGCGGCCATCGAGCAACACGTCGATAACGCAGTCGTTAATGCGGAGAACTTCAGCGTCGGTGTGCAGGTAAACCCAGCAGCGCTGATGAATGACGGCTGAAACTCGGTAGGTGCGGCCGCCGAAGATCGCCATCATGCCAGGCTTAAGACACTGGCGGATGAGTGGGGTAGTGCCGTAATGAGCGATCATCGCTTGACCCCCTCTACATGACCGAAGCCAGCAAGAATCATGTTTTCACGATTCATGGTGAAAGCGTTGCGCGGGCAGTCCACTTGTGACAGCCGCCAGGTATAACCGCAGCCAAGTTTGGTTACTGAGTACTGCTTGCCTTTGTGAGTGACAATTTGCTGCATAATTTCCTCCCGGACTTTCCCGGCGTCAGAGCTATTAACCTTTGCGCATAAAAAAAGGCGCTGGATGGGCGCCTGTGGTTGGCATAACTAAGCCGCCTCGGTGAAGCGACTGAGGTATGAAAAAGCTGCTGGTTAGACTGCTATTGGGTTGTTTACATAATGCTTTGTGCTATGAAAGGATTGACTTAGACTAAAGTTCCAACTCTTGAAAAAGGCATTCAAATGATTAAATTCACTGGAAAAGAAGCTGCTCTCGCATACATGACTGCAAATGGGGAAGGGTTAAGTCCTGAAAAATTTTTTAGCCGACTTGCTGAATTGGAAACGAAATTCACTAGCATGATTGTTGAAGCTGATAAAAATGCTCAGCAAGAGAGTATGGATAAGATAACTAAAAGTTTGATTTCTTAATTATATCTAAGAATTGATAAGGGCTGCGGTTCTGGCCTAGCCCTTAACTTTCTAAAAAAACTAAAAAAAATAGATAGATAAATTTACCCCGATGTTCAGGGCGACTGAGCAACCAACCATCACCGAACCGGATTCCTCTGCGTGTGCTATACCCGCCGCGCGTTACACACCTGCCTCAATCCTATTGGGCGCTCTGTTCTATTTGCCAGGAGCGATCCGGGTGATTCGTTGCTTATCTGATTTGTTAAAGAAGCAGGCTGACTCATGTCTGCCGCGGCTTAACTTCCGGTGGCCGCATCGCTGTGTTGTCGCGATGGGTTGAATATAACCTTAGTTATGAGTGCTGGCAATAACTTAATTTATAGTTATCATTATATAAGTTATAATTCGCTGATAACTAAATGAATTTATTTTTGTAAAAAATTTGTCGGGGGGATTTTTGGCAATAAAAAACCCCGCATTGCGGGGCTTTCAATCAAGGCTGGGTTTAGAAATAACCGCTGTCTTTGCAGACGGATAGCGTTGACAAGGTCTCGGCATCATCTCCGCCCATACCTATAAAGCCAGCGTGAGGTTTGCCATTATTGATAAGCATGACCATGAAAGGAGTGTTTCCAGCATAACCGCCGTATGAGTTTTTGGAGTTAACTAAGCCGCAGTATGCGCCTTTTCCGTTGCTCACAAACTTAGAGTGCTTGAATCTGGCGCTTTCTGGATCCTTTAATTGGTCTTTCACTGCTGCCTCAATAGCATTTATCTCCTGCTTCGTGAGAGATCTATATTTCCAGGCAGTTGCCGATTTCTCGTTATCTGAAGTGTTGAGCGTTGGACTTACATCAATACAGTTAGCCCATTGCTCAGTGATTCGAGCAATTCGGTCAGAGATAGCGAAATCAGTTTTAGAAAGGCTTGCTGCGAACACTTTTGTCTTATCATCAAGAAAAAGCATTCCGTTTTTTTGTTCATTGATTATTGGCGAAATGATCACACCACCAGTTGGACGTGTGGCTTTAAATGATTTGCCATCAAATTCAACAGTACCTTTTCCGCCAGGAATCATTGGAGCATTAGCTCCCTTGCTTATGTCGGACTTGGCATAATCGCAACTCAGAGTGCTAGAGCCGATTGCGTTCGTTGTTAAAGCCAGTAAAGATAATGCTATCAGTTGTAATTTCATCCCTGCCCCCTGAATTACCAGATAGTAGATGTCCAGAACATGCGCCCGAGAATCTCTACGCTTTCAATATCAGCCTCTTCATCAGGGTACTCTTCACTGTTGAAGCTGCGTATTACTATGCGAGTAGGACTCACACGATAAATGGATTTTAGCCTTTTCCATCCGTCCTGGCTGATTGCGTAAACTTTGCCATCAACGATTTTTTTATCGTTCGTGTTAATAGCGACCGTTGTACCCTCTGGGATCATCGGCTCCATGCTATTTCCTGATGCCGGGAAGCACAACACGCTATCTTTCTGAGCCCCAACTTTACGCAAGGTAGACTTCGCAAAACGAAGTTTGAAACCGTTGTAGTCATCCTCAATGCACGATCCATCACCGCAGGCAAGTTCTATGTCTTTCAGATATGGCACTTCGACCTCGTCATCTGGCAGGTCTGTTTTGCTATCCCAAGCATCAATTTTACCCCATTCCGATTCAGGCGGGACAGCAGCGTCCTTCCGTCCTTCACCCTGCATTGGGCCGATGCCGGAACTTAGCCATTCAGGACGCACATTCAATGCATGAGCAAGCTCAACCATCTTACGGCTGCCTGTTGTTTTGCCTGATGTCATTTTCTGAATTGCAGGTTGCGAAATACCTACCTTCTCAGCCAGCTGCCCTTGGGATATGCCTGCGGCGCTCATAGCCGCGTTAAGTCGATCTGCGAATGTTTTCATAGCGACAATATATAACTCAGGTTATGCAGAGTAAAATAACAAAGGTTATGGACAATGGTCATAACTTGAGTTATCTTTTTCATTAAGCCAGTAATCGGATAGGTAAAATCCATGAACAAAGTTATTCAACGAGCTTTAAACATCGTTGGCAGCCAAAGGCGACTTGCAGACATTTGTGGTGTCAGCCAGCCAGCAGTACACAAATGGCTGAATGGCGGTTCTGTTTCACCAGAAAAGGTGAGTGCAATCGTCAATGCCACGGGCGGGGAGATTAAGGCGCACGAAATCAGGCCGGACCTCCCAGAGTTGTTCCCACACCCAAATTCTTAATTTGGCTGTCTGGCACCGCCGCTCTTTAACAATCAAAACTCAAATTTAAACCGGCTGATTCTTCAGCCGAATCAACTAATCACAAAGGAAGTATCGCAAATGGAAAGTTCAACAACACGCAACAAAGCGGAGGCGCGGCGGATAGAGAGCTGGTTACACAGCCAGATCGCAGAACTGGGCGCGACTCGCATCGCAGAGCTGCTTGGCGTCAACAAATCGACCGTGAGTCGGTGGCGGGAGAACCTGGTGCCGAACATGTCGCTTCTGCTGGCAATCCTGATTTCTAACCGTGAAGGGGTGAAAGGGGACTTCGAGGCATGAGAGTTACAAAAATGGCGAAAGCCGCGGTGCGCTAACACCAACGGCCTTCTAAGCGAATTAACTGGATCAATTCACAGGAATAATTATGAGTTCACTATCCCAGCTTTACAAGCAAAAAGACAAGAACGGCACAGAGACTACGGTCAAAAAGACCTTTCTTGTTCCACTTTCAGAAATCTACGTCGAGCCGGGCTTTAACGTCCGCGAAATCGACGAGCAGCACGTCGAAGAGTTCCGCGATGCGTTTATCGCTGGTGAGTTTGTGCCGCCGCTGGCCGTTCAGGTGACAGAGCAGGGCGTAAAAATCATCGACGGTCACCACCGCTACTACGGCGCGCTGGCAGCCACTGCCGCCGGTACTGAAGTCCTGCGCATCGAGTGCAAAGACTTTGTCGGGTCAGAAGCTGATCGCATCGCCTTCATGATCACCAGCAGCCAGGGAAAAGCGCTGTCTCCGCTGGAGCGCGCGGCAGCATATCAGCGACTGGTGAATCAGGGCCGCACGCCGAATGAAATCGCAAAGATGGTCAAGCGCTCTGTCGGCGATATCGATCACCACCTCCAGCTGCTGTCGTGCGGCGATGAGCTAATCGACATGGTGAAGTCCGGTGATGTCTCGGCTACCACGGCCGTTGCGCTGACCCGCGAGCACGGCGCTCAGGCGGCAACAGTGGCAACCCGCCAGTTGGACAAGGCCAAAGCCGCCGGTAAGAACAAGCTCACCCGTAGCGCTGCCATTCCTCAGCTATCCCCGGCGCGCGCCCGTCGTCTCGCCGAGCTTCTGGCAGATGCAGAAATCGAAAATAACCGCCTCACAGTGCCCGCTACGGCTCTCGAAGAGGTTATGGCAATCATCGGTGAGCAAAAAGCTCTGCTGCGTGACAGCGGCTGGGAGGAAGCGTGAACACTGCAAAAATTCTCAACTTCCCCGGTAATGATCCGGGGCAACTCAGGAGCAACCGGATGGAGAACCAGAGAACCGGTTTCATCCCGTTGTACCGGAGTGTGCTTAAGCAATCCTGGTCGAAGGACGTATTCCTGCGCACGTTGTGGGAAAACCTGCTGTTGTCTGCCGCCCGTCAGCCTTACACAGCAAACTTCAAGGGTCGCCAATGGCCGCTGCTAACCGGACAACTGGTAACTACCTCAGCCGACCTCGGGCTGAATTTATGCGACAGGGAAGGGAAGCCATGCAGTCGTCACACCGTAGACAGGATGCTGGATGTTTTCGAGCGCGAAGGGATGATTTCTCGCTCAGGAGAAAAGAGAAAAGGCTCTGTGATAACCATCACAAATTATGCTGAATATGCTCAAAAAATGGACGATTCACCCGCGCATTACCCCGCGCAAATCTCCGCGCTTAATGCCGAGCATGGCGAAGCCAGTAATGGCGCGGCTTCCGGTTGTGGTGCCGCGCATAAGGCCGAGCATTTAGCCGAGCGTTTCCCCGAGAATCATGAACAACAAAGTAATAACAACAATAAAAACATTAAAAGATCTTCGTCGAAGAATTCTCGCGAATTCACCGACGACCGTCTGAATAAATTTTTATCTGCTCATCCCGAAGCGGTGATTTACACACCGACAGGTGCCAAGTGGGGAACCGCTGACGACCTGAGAGCCGCAGAGTGGATCGCCATTCGCGTGAAGAAAATAAACCCGACCTGCAAAGAGCCTGACCTGAAAGCCTGGGCAAATGACGTTCGCCTGACTAACCAGATTGACGGGCGGACACACCGTGAGTTTTGCGACCTGTACGACTGGGCCAGCAAGCACCACTTCTGGCAGACCAATATTCTCTGTCCGTCCAGCCTGCGCAAGCAGTGGGACAAGTTGACGATGCAGCGCGCTGCATCAGGAACTGAGGTTTCCACCGCTGGTAAACCGAAAGTTGACCTGAACAACACTGACTGGATTCACGGGGTAAAACTATGAAAAGCCTTGCTGAGCAGATGCACAACTTTGACCGCGAGCAGATGCGCCGCTTCGCGCACAACCTGCCTGAACAGTACCAGGAAGAGTCACCTACTGAGCAGGTAGCACAGATCATTAACGGAGTTTTCACACAGCTCCTCGCGGCATTCCCCGCGGCCATGGCTGGCCGTAGCCAGGATGAGTTTGATGAGATACGCCGTCAGTGGGTTAAAGCGTTTGCCGAGAATGGAATAACAGACATGGAAACTGTTGATCGGGGTATGCGAGTTGCCCGCCGTCAGGCAAAACCATTCCTCCCGTCGCCAGGGCAATTCGTCGCCTGGTGCAAGGAAGAGGCGCAGGCGTTCGGAATCACCGCTGACGACGTGATGACCGAGTTCTGGAAGTGGAGAAAGATGGTTTTCCAGTACCCGAGCAGTGAGCAGTACCCATGGCCGCAGCCGGTTCTTTATCACATCTGCCTGGAGCTGCGACGCCGCAGTACTGACGGCCAGTTAAGCCAGAAAGAGTTGCAGAACGCCGCTGCTGATGTACTGGTCTACTGGGAGAAACGCGCCGCTGAAGGGCATCCGGTGCCACCTGTACGCCGCGCCCTGCAGGCGCCGAAGGCAGAGCACGGGCCAACTCCCGCGCAGTTACTCAAAGCCCGCTACGAACGCATGAAGAACGACGGGAAGGTGTGAGATGACAGGCAGAGAAGCAATTGAGCAGTACATGGAGCAATACGGTTTTTTCACCTGCGAACTGGTGGCGGATGCGTATGGGCTCAAGCGTTCAGTGATCAACGGCGCTTCACACAAGATGCGGCAGAACGGTGAAATAGCTCTCGACCGCCGGGTGTGGCGCACTCACTTCTATGTACCGGTTCATCAGGATGATGACGAGAAATCGGTTAGCCGTACCGGTACCAACACCGTATTCGAAGAGTGCCGCCGTAACTGGCAAGGCTATTACATTCACAAAATTTTCGGGAGTGCGCGGGCATGAAAAAACCAACGATCGAAGAGTTAGAAGCGCAGGTTAAGCAGCTGGCTGCGGAGCGCGATGCTGTGGTGGCGGAGAATGCGGCGTTGAAAGTAGCAATACCTCCATTGCGGATGATTAATGATGTAACCGAATCATGGGATGACGTATCGCTTGCTGAGGAAGTCGGGTTCAACCATGCGATACACACAATCATGAAAAACATTCCAGAAACCCCCGCCACCGACGCCATCCTCGCCTCCCTGCGCGCAGAAGGGGTTCAAATATATGCAGAAAAAGTGTTAGCAGAAAACATGATGCTCGCAAAAAAGGCCGGCATGGAAACCACTTCAGCTGTATTCGCACACCTCAAGCATGAGGCTGAATCCTTCGCCGCCCAGCTCCGCAGCAAATCGGAGGTGCAGAATGACTAACAACGACGAGCTGGCGCTGAATCTTAAATCAGCGGCTGAGATGGCTACTCCGGGAGAGTGGGAGCGTGGCGACGGTAAGCATGGCGGTGAATTACTGGTGTACTGTGACGATGCGCTAGGCTCGGCAGTGTGTGAGGCTACAAGCACGTATAACTCCATACCGAAATTGCAGCGCATCAGCAATCTCACTTTCATCGCCACGGCAAACCCATCAAACATCCTCGCCCTGCTGGCAGAGCGTGACGCCGACAAGAAGCGGATCGCTGAGCTGGAAGCGCTTACCGCAGAGCAAGACAAGCGGCTGATAGCCTACGCCGCTATTGCTACGAAAAACGCCTCAGAAGCGCGGACGGTGAGCGTTAAGTTGAATAGTCCGGGCATCATCAAATCGCCAATGGGAATTCAATTTGAAGTATGGGAAAGAGTAGAAGTTGAATCTGCAATCGGCGCCGCTGGCATCAAACTGGAAGTGGGGGAGTAATTATGTTGTTGAATGAAGCAATCGAAAAAATTACTGAAACGATAGACGATGCTGAGAAACTCTATGGAGAGAGATGGGATTCTGCCTTGGTGGGAGGGGATTCGTACCATCACGCCATAACATCCGAGCAAACTCAGGACGTTGTCGTTAGAGCTGCTGACGACTCCCTAAATTCTTCCTGGTTATGCGACTACCTTGAAGCGGTTTCACCAGGGAATGTGCGCTTATTGCTGGCGAGGATTAAAGAGTTAGAACAGCGGGAAATGGCTTGCAGTTCCTTTCATGCAGCAGGATGCGAGCCAGTGGCGTGGCGGTGGCGCTGGTCTGACGACGAGGATGGATGTTGGCGATACACGGAACAGCAACGCGAAAATCGCGGCAGTGTAACAGCACAGCCGCTTTACACCGCACTTAAGCAGAATAGTACCGATAGTTAGGTTTTATTTTGATTGTTGTAAGTAACAATTATCCCCAACTCTTTACCTATGGCATTGAGAGAATTGTAAACAGTGCTGTAGGAACTTGTGGGGATTTTATTACTTGCCTGTTCCAAAATACTCGCTATAAGGTTCAGGTTTCGCGATGCCTCAAGTACTTTTTTATGCTGAGGAAGTATACGTAATTTAGCGAAAAATCCGTAAAATGGTACGGCGTTAGACTCTGCAAGAAGTAGGGCTGAAGCATGTTTTATCTCGTTAACTGCATCACTGCCAGCAGTTAAGTTAATAATTTTGCTTTGCTCCCGCAGAAGAATTGCTGAGACCATCCCTAAATGCTTTTTGAAGGAAAGGTAAGGATCCAGTACGCCTTTTACCAAAATGTGACCCGTCACAAAGACAAAAACACCAGTAATGATAGTGGTAAATATCATGCTGCTCATAATTCATCTGGCTCATTAGTTTTTTGTGTCGACATTTTAATCCAAAAAATGACCGGCAGGCGAGATTAATAATCAACCTTTACATGAGTCCTGATCGTTATTAAATCAGGTGTAAAGAATACCGATAACTGGCTGAGTAAGCACCCCAAAAAAACAAGCTTTGCGTATGGTCTTATTCGCACATTGATATTCCATTATCAACCCGCCATAATATCAATGCCGCCGGATTGAGCCCTGGCGGTACCTTTGCGCTAAACGGGGACGTTTATGCGCACACACAACGAGCAAATCACCTTGTCACAGATGCAGAAATGCACCTGCGATTTTCTGCATTCTGCGGTTTCCGTTAAGGAGGCCGTATGAACCTGCCAGCAGACGGCATCAAACTTCATCGTGGCAACTTCGCCTCCATCGGTCAGCAGATTCAGCCACTGCTTGATGCAGGCCAGTGCTTCCGCCTTCAGGTCAAACCGTGGCGCGAGAAGCGCAGCCTCTCTCAAAATAGCATTTCACATTTATGGTATGCCGAAATAAGCGCATATCTCATTACACGCGGCAAAGCGTTTGCCACCCCCCAGTGGGTTAAGGACGCGATGAAGCACACCTATCTCGGATATGAGAGCAAAGACCGGGTGGACGTCGTATCCGGCGAGGTGACTTCAGTTCAGTCCCTTCGTCATACCTCCGATCTAGAAACTGGTGAGATGTATATCTTCCTGTGCAAAGTTGAAGCTTGGGCGATGAACATCGGCTGCCACCTGACCATCCCGCAGAGTTGCGAGTTCCAGCAGCTGCGCGATAAGCAGGAGGCGTGATGCACAGTCCCCTCGCTAAAGTCATTGAGCGCGCAATCTTCCGCATGCCCGCGCGCCGCCGCAAGGCCGCTCCTGCACCTTCCGAAATACCAACCCTTAAGGGCTACACCGCCCGTCTTGTCGATCAGAAATGGCTGCGCCTGGCAGCGAGGAGAAAACATGCATAAGTTACCTCGCCGCAAGTGCAAGGTTTGCAACGAATGGTTCTTTCCGGCCTACGCCAATATCCGCTGGTGCTGCCCGGAGCATGGCGCAATCTACGCTATGGAGCTGCGAGCCAAAGAGAAGGTGAAAGTCGAGGCGAAGCGCATCAAGGCTAAACACGAAGCTGATAAAGCTGATCGCAAACGCCAACAAGCAAAGCGCGAGTCTTTCAAGACTAAAGCTCAGTGGGATAAAGAGGCTCAATCAGCCTTTAACCGCTACATCCGGATCCGTGATGAAGGCAAGCCATGCGTCAGTTGTGGCAATCCACTTGTCGGCAAAAGCAACTACCTCACTGGAAGCGCCATTGACGCCAGCCATTACCGCTCCCGCGGCGCTGCCTCACACCTCAAATTCAACGTTTTCAACGTCCACTCTGCTTGTACCCGCTGTAATAGGCAGTTGAGCGGTAACGCTGTCGAGTACCGGATACGCCTGATTGAGCGCATCGGCCTGGACCGTGTCGAGCGAATTGAATCCGACAATGAACCCCGCCGGTTCGATATCCCATACCTGCAGCGCATCAAATCCATTTTCACACGCAAAGCCCGCCAGCTTGAAAAACGTCGTGCCGGTAAACAGGAGGCAGCATGAGTACAGATACCGAAATTGAACTGGGCAAGGTTGTCGCATTCCCGACGAAGAATAACGACCCGCAGGATGGGCTGGTTATTCAGCGGGAAGGACGGAAGGTAATGTGCATGCACTCCACTGTTTGGGTGAACGAAAAGGACAGAACACTACGTTGCCGGAAGTGCGAAACGTTGATCGAACCTTTTGACTTCTTGATGACGCTCTGCGACCAGGAGTCTCGCTACATGGAGAACGTGAAATATCTCCGCCGGGAAGAAAAGCAGCGCCGTCAGAATATCGAGAAGCTCATTCAGATAGAGAAGAACGCCAAGTCCCGCATTCGCCGCGCCGGGGATAAGTCTCCGCTCCCTCTCTGGCAGAACGAGAGGGTTGACGAATGACAAGTGACCAGATTATGCGGTACCAGGCAGAAAGCGTTAAGCGCGCCAGCATGCCGCCAGTAGCAAAGCACAGCCAGACCAACACCAACCAGCCACAGAAGGAAGCCGCATGAACAGTCAGCAACTGGAATACGTCCGTCAGCAGCTCATTGTGGCGACCGCAGATCTGAGCGGGGCGACAAAAGGGCAGCTGGTAGCGTTTGTCGAGAACGCGCAATTCACAGCGACGGCGCGCAGCCGTGGGCGTAAGAAAATCACCGACCCGGCAACCGGACGCATGGTTAACCCGTCCAGCCCGCCAATCCCCGGCCAGCAGTCCCGCGCTAAAGGTTCGTCTATCGCCCTGGTCAGCCCGGTTGAGTTCGGAACCGCATCATGGCGGCGCGCGCTCATGTCGCTCGACGAGCATCAGATGGCCTGGCTGATGTGGAGCTACAGCGAAAACCTCCGTTTCGAATACCAGGTGGCGATCACTCAGTGGGCATGGGATGAGTTCAAAGCGCAGCTGGGTGCGCGCAAGGTTGCTGGCAAGACGATTAAACGGCTGCAGGCACTTATTTGGCTGGCGGCGCAGGATGTTAAGGCAGAGCTGGCAGGGCGTGACGTTTATCAGCAGCAAGACCTGGCCGCGCTTTGTGGCGTTAAGCCGGACAACTGGAGCCACAACTATGCTGATTACTGGCGCGCCATGTGCACCATATTTAAGCGCCTTGACGGCGATTCTCTGTTGAATACTGTGAGAACACGATCACAACAAAAGGCGACTTTTTCGCAGCAAGGTATTGCAAAAGTCAATTAATTAGGCCATATTTGAGTCTACTTTGATATGCTGCCAAAAATATATCGGCGGCAAGAAGAGATAGACCAACATTAAGCACAAAAGAAGCCTCAGCATCCCGCTGGGGCTTTTTCGTTTCAGGGCCGGAAGCTCATTTGGTATGAGCGGTCCCCTCATAAGGGAAGGGTAGACAGGTTCGAATCCTTCACGGCCCACCAAATTTGCCTGTAGCTCAGAGGAAAGAGCAACCGCCTTCTAAGCGGTTGGTCGCTGGTTCGAATCCAGCCAGGCGAGCCAAACCCAGCCAGGGTATCTTCGGACACAGATCCGACATTGCCACACCCTCATATTCCCGCCTTGTGCGGGTTTTTTATTATCAGGCTCCGGGAATCAACTTCAGATGGCTTCGTTGTTAAATGCAGCCCGAGAGCCTGACCCTTTTACTTACGCACAGCACCCCGACTTAATCGGAGGTGAGAGAAATGTCTTCTATGAGCAAGCTCGTAACCGGTGTTGCCCTCGGCACCTCAGGAGGAACCATCCTGAACGGCGTCCTCACAAAGCTGAGCCCTGACGAATGGAGCGCCATCGGCGTGCTTGCCGGTATTGTCGGCATCGTCGTGACCGGGCTTATTAACTGGTACTTCAAGCGCAAGGTCGCTAACGCACAGGTTAAGGCGCTGGAGAAATATGGCCCTGCTGTGAAAGTGGGAGATGATTAAATGCCTATGAGCAGCAGTATGCGCAATAAATTAATAGGCGCAGCAGGCGGGGGTGCCATGCTGATTGCCACTATTTTTCTCGGCGGTAAAGACGGTGTTGAAGGCCGGAAATATGAAGCCTACAAAGACGTCGCCGGAGTGTGGACGGTGTGCGACGGTCATACCGGCAGCGACATAATACGGGGCAAGACATACACCGACCGAGAATGCGATCGCCTGCTGTGGAAAGACCTGCAGCCAGCGAAACGCACTGTCGACAGCCTGGTTAAAGTTCCCTTGAGCGAGTACCAGCGCGCCGCGCTTTACAGCTTCGTCTTTAACGTCGGTTCGGATTCCTTTTCCAAATCAACTCTGCTCCGCAAGCTGAACCGCGGGGATCAAGAAGGCGCGTGCGAAGAAATGCGCCGCTGGGTTTACGCTGGCGGGATGAAGTGGAAAGGATTGCAGAACCGGCGAGAGATGGAACGCTCTATGTGCCTGGCGGAAAGCGAAGATGATATCTAACTGGAAAGCTATCGCTGCTCTGCTCCTGCTCGCCAGCGTTCTGTCTCTCGCCTGGGCAGTTAATCATTACCACGACAACGCCATCACCTACAAAGACCAGCGCGATAAAGCCGCTCACAGCCTGAAGCTGGCTAACGACACAATAGCCGACATGCAGACCCGCCAGCGTGATGTTGCTGCACTTGATGCCAAATACACCGGAGAACTGGCGGATGCTAAAGCCACTATCGATCAGCTTGAACGCGATGTTGCTACTGGCAAGCGTCGGTTGCAGCTCAACGCCAGATGTCCAGCGACAGGAACGCCCGGCACCGGCGGCATGGGCGATGCTTCCGGCCCCCGACTTACAGACTCCGCTCAACGGGATTATTTCACCCTCAGAGAGCGAATCGAAACAGTGACCAAACAGGTTGGTTATCTGCAGGAATATATCAAAACCCAGTGCCTGAATTAATTGGTGGAAATATTTATGCCAGTAAATTATTTGCAACTTCAAAAAGAAGCCCGCGCTAATCGAGTTAGGCGCGCGTTGGGGCGAGTAACTAACCCCTTAGCTCGTGAAAGGATTATCCGTAGTAAGTGGGCGATGAAATGATTTGTGTAACCCCGTAACGATGGTGATCACATCTTAATGGCTGTGACGACAGCAAGTGGCTAAGCACTTCTGAGAAGCAGAGCAAACGCTGCGCATCAGTCATTACCGCGCCGTATCGTCGCCGTTCACCTGTATCAGCAATGACTGTAGTTCTCCCTTCTGCAAGAGCGTACAGGCTGAGTCAAAAACGATAAATACCAGGTTATACGATTTCCCTTCATAGTCGCCCACTCAAGCGACGGTAGAAGAATTGAGATTTATAAAATTCTGCAAATGGTGTCAGTAAAGCGCCATTGACAGAGCTTTATATAAGTTTTGAGGTTAAGTGGTATCGGCTATCGCCGGTAGGATATCAAACCAACCAGCAGGAAATTCCAAAATGACCAAGCGTGCTATGTCTACCGGTGGCTACCCAATCGAAGTTGTGACGCCAACTGACCCGGTAACAATTCCGGCTGCCACCACATCAGCAATTGGTGGTGTAAAGAAAATGACCAACCAGGCAGCATCGACCGCAACTGATGTTGCTGGCGTGGTGACCGACCTGAACGCGTTAATCACGAAGTTGAAAGCAGCGGGGATGATGTGATGCCAAAGGTAATCGAAAAGGTTGCCGTCATTGCTCACTACATCGACGGCAATAGTGACTACGGTTTCGTCCGGTTGCCTGTTAGCGCTGCTGGTCAGGCTTCCGGTGAATATTTCTCACTCACTCGGGAAGATGGTACTGAAGTGCTTGTTAACCTAAGGCACGTCATCCGGGTAGAGCAGAGCATCATCTACAAAGAGTAAATAACATGGCAAAGCTCACCGACAAACAAGAGCTGTTTGCCCGTGAGTTCATCAAAGACCTCAACGCCACTCAGGCGGCCATAAGGGCGGGATACAGCGAACGTTCATCCCGTAACCAGGGCGCGAGGATGATGGCTAATGATGACATCTTGAAGCGTATCGCAGAACTCAACCAGGAGCGTTTAGAGCGAGTCCAGATTGATGCCGATTACGTCTTGCGCCAGGCGGTTAAGCTTCACGAGCGATGCATGCAAGAAGTCGAGCCAATCACCGACCGTCGTGGCGAAGAGATAACTGACGAGCAAGGGCGCACAATTTACGGCTTCGATGCTAAAGGTGCTGCCGCTGCCCTGAAGCTTGTAGGTGAGCACATCACTGTTCAGGCGTTCAAGACCAATGTCAAAGCCGAGCATGTTGGCAAAGATGGTAAGCCGATTGAAGTCGTGAACTACTCCCCCGCCGATTACAAGGCAGCCCAATCTCAGCTTGAGGGGAAACTAAAAGGCCTGGACTGATATGAACGAAATCCTCGAATGGGATGATTTATCATTCCCTGAGCGCGTCATCATTCGTTCAAAGTCCACCAAGTCGTTTCTAAACTTCACCCGGCTGTGGTTCGAACTGATTCAGGGCGATCGGCTTCTGGTTAACTGGCATCACCGTCTGATGGCATCGAAGATTGATGACCTGATTGCGGGACAGCTTGAGCCAGGCAACCTGATAATCAACATTCCGCCCGGCGGCACGAAGACAGAGTTCTTCTCCATTCACTTTCCTGCCTACGTCAATGCACTTGTGCAGGAAGGGAGATTAAAGCGCTTTCGCAACCTGAACATCTCTTTTGCTGACACGCTGGTTAAGCGCAACTCGCGCCGCACCCGCGACATCATCGCCAGCAAAGAGTACCAGGAGTTCTGGCCTTGCTCGTTTGGTGTCAACCAGGCTGAAGAGTGGGAGATAAAAGACGATCGCGGTCGCTCAATCGGGCAGACAGTATCGCGCTCCAGCAACGGGCAAATCACCGGTGGTCGTGGCGGCTACTTCGGGCCCGAGTTCTCCGGCATGGTTATGCTGGATGACTACAACAAGCCGGTCGACATGCTCAGCGAGACCAAGCGGAATAGCGCTAACACGCTTCTGGTGAACACCATCCGCTCTCGTCGTGGTGATAAGTCGAAAGACCACCCGACGCCATTCGTGAGCATTCAGCAGCGCCTGCACACTGACGACGCAACCGGCTTCATGCTGTCAGGCGGCATGGGCGTTGATTTCCATCACGTCGCTATACCTGCGTTGATTGACGAAAAATACATTCAGTCCCTGCCCGAGCCATGGGGCTCACTGTGCTGGGAAACGGTTAAAGACACCGAGTCGGTTGAGGTCTCCGGTACGCGCTACTGGTCATACTGGCCGCAGATGGAGGATGTGAACGACCTCGTCGCCCTGTGGGAGCGTGACCGTTACACATTCCTGTCGCAGTACCAGCAGAACCCAATGGCGCTCACCGGCGGCATTATCGAAACAGACTGGTTCCAGACATACACCACGCTACCAAAACTCACTCATCGCGCCGTATACGTTGATACCAACAGCGGCAAGGTAGAGGACTGGCTCGACTACACCGTGTTCACGCTTGTGGGGATGGGCGTTGACGGCAACCTTTACATCATCGATGTCGTGCGCGGGCGCTGGGACCCGGAAGACCTCCTGAAGAAAGCCGAAGAGGTTTGGGAGAGATGGCGCATGCAGGGATCGCTTCGAATCATGCCAATGCGTCACATGGCAATTGAAGAGAAGCAGGCCGGACAGGGCCTCATCACTACGCTCAAAAAGCGCAACAGCATCCCGGTTAAAGAGATTCCCCGTGGCGCAGGTCAGAACAAACTGGTTCGCTGCCTTAACGTTATTCCGCAGATAAAGACCGGCAAGGTTTACGTGCCAGCCACGCATGATGCCAACGGCGCAGCAGTGCTTCACACCCGTTACGAAGACGGCACCATCGCCGGCACAACCTCATGGGTTATCACCGCCATGACCGAATGCGCTGCGTTCTCAGCTGACGACAGTCACGACAATGACGACATCCTCGATACCTGGATGGATGCCATTGACGACAACCTCATTTCTGGTCGCCAGCCGATGGTCATCGACCCGAGCCAACTCAGGAGAATTTAAGTGTGGCCGTTTAAAAAGAAACAAGTCGCCGCGCCTGAGCCGGTGAAAGAGCCTGAGAAGGCGCAGATGAAGATTAAGGCCGAATCGGTCGCACAAATCACCCCGAAGCCGCCGAGAGAGTTTGCGCAGTACGTACCACCCAAAGGCGTCATCCCTGAGAGCATTGAGAAGGGCATCCTCGCTATGGACGCGACTCCATACGACACCCTGAACAACGCCTACATGGGTTACACCTACGGATACCCTGACAGCTTCCCTGGCTATCCCTATCTCGCCACGCTGGCGCAGAAGCCTGAATATCGCAAGATGGTCGGAACCATCGCCGAAGAGATGACCCGCAAGTGGGTGAAACTCAAAACAATCGGTGATGACGATAAAGCAGATCGCGTTCGCCAGCTCTACGCTGCGATGGAGAAGTTCCGCGTCAAAGAGAAGTTTCGCGAGGCCGCAGAGCACGACGGTTACTTTGGTGGTGGGCAGATTTACATCGATGTGAAGTCGGCGAGAAATGTCTCCGCTTGGACGGACTCGGTTGAGCTGCAGTCGAAGCTCTTCATCTCCGACAAGAAAATTACGAAAGGATCGCTTAACGGATTCACCGTCATTGAGCCGGTCTGGACTTACCCTGGTGTCTATAACACCGACAACCCGATGAGTCCCGACTTCTACAAACCAACAGAATGGTTTGTGATGGCGAAGACGGTGAATGCCAGCCGCATGCTGGACTTCGTATCGCGTGAGGTGCCTGACCTGCTCAAGGCGGCCTACAACTTCCGTGGGTTGAGCCTGACGCAAATTGCAGAACCGTACGTCAACAACTGGTTGCGCACGCGAGATAGCATTAGCGACCTGATCCACTCTTTTACCATCCCGGTGCTTTCAACCAACATGAGCACGGTATTGCAGGGGGGTGGGGCTGAATCGCTTATCAATCGCCTCCAGATGTTCAATCAGTGCCGCGATAACCGTGGAGCATTCGCTGTAGACAACGACGCCCAGCAGCCCGAGAAAGCCGAGTTCATCAGTGCCCCACTTGGCGGCCTTGATGCACTTCAGGCGCAGGCGTTTGAGCAGCTCTGCGTACCCTCCAGCGAGCCATTGGTCAAATATGCAGGGATTACTCCCAGCGGGCTGAATGCCTCTTCAGAGGGCGAGATTCGTGTCTTCTACGACTACATTCACGCCCTTCAGCAATCCATCTTCAAAGACAACCTCAAGCGTGTGCTGGACATCATTCAACTCTCTGAGTTTGGCGACATCGACCCGGACATCTACTTCGAGTTTGAGCCGCTGTACGAGATGAGCGAGAAAGAGCGCGCAGAGATTCGCAAGATGGATGCTGACACTGACGCGGTGTATGTCACGACAGGCGCTCTCACAAACAATGAGGTCAGGGAGAAGATTGCTGCTGACCCCGACAGCCCTTACCACTCACTGGACCTGAGCGATGACATCGAAATCGAAGAAGAAGTCGACGACATCGACAATGAAGACGACCCGCCCGATAAGGCCTAACGCTGGCGTTGAGGCCTGGTACCGGCGTCAGCTTGATAATCAGGTCAGGAAGATGCAGAAGTCCGTTGTCTACTGGCTGTCAGCTAACTACAAAGCGAGCGGCGCAGCGGTGGCAATGGACGCATCTCCGGCAGTATTCATGCGTGATGCCATGCGGAAGCTTGCAAGGCGCTGGACAAAGGCATTCGACAGCATCGCGCAGAAGCTCTCCGAGAGGTTTGCTGGCGACACGCTGAAGAACGCCGATGTGTCACTGCATAACGCGCTGGATAACGCCGGGTTCACCGTTGAGTTCAAGATGACTGCGCCGATGAACAACGCGCTACAGGCCACCATATCCGAAAACGTCGGGCTGATACGCTCCATCCCGGAGAAGTACTTCACCGAGGTCGAAGGTCTGGTCATGCGATCTGTGGCGCGCGGGCGTGACCTGTCATACCTCACCGATGAGCTGGAGAAGCGATACGGCATCACGCGTCGCCGGGCTGCACTCATCGCCAGAGACCAGAACAACAAGGCCACCTCAGTCATGCAGGCGGCACGTCAGCAGTCACTGGGCATCACGGAAGGCATCTGGCGTCACTCTCACGCAGGCAAAGAGCCTCGACCATCACACGTTAAAGCCGACGGGCAGAGATTTGACCTGTCGAAAGGACTTTATCTGGACGGCAAGTGGGTTATGCCCGGCGAAGAAATCAACTGTCGATGCACATGGAGTCCGGTCATTCCGGGGTTGTCAGGATAAAGCGAGCCAGATTTCAAATTAATGAATCATTTAGAGGTTTATATGAGCGACAAAATGACAGTGGAAGACGTTTACCTTGAGGAAGAAAAGGAAAAAGCCATTGTAGTGATGCAGGAGTATTTTCCAAATGGCGGCAGGGACTACGATTTCGTCTGCCAGTTATTCGAAGCTATTGCGAACGGTAAGGTTCCTGCCTTGGGCCTTGTATATCGTTAAACGGTAAAAGCAATGAAAGCAACTGAACGGTTGGCATTTGACCGCGCCTCCGTGCGCAAGCTCGATAATGTCGGCAGGCTTCAGGTAGCGGTTAGCAACATCAGTAAGGCGAATGTCTGCCCCTACTACGGGCGAGAGATTCCAGGGTGGGAAGAGTTAGGCCTTGAGCCTGACAAAATCTACCAGTTGTACCGCGACCCAGAAGAGTTAAAGAAAGCCGCCGAAACCTTCAACAACATCCCGATCCTCTGCATCCATACCCCCGACTTTCCCGGCGACCCGCCGCGCGAGTACCGGGTTGGCTCTACTCACTCAAGCGCTTCATTCGATGGCACATACCTGACCAATGGCCTGTCCATTTGGGACAACTCGGCTATCGCCGGCATCGAGACTGAAGAGCAAAAAGAATTGTCTTCGTCGTATCAGTACGTCGCTGACATGACCCCCGGCGAATCACCGGAAGGCGAAGCATACGACGGCGTCATGCGTGACATCGTTGGCAATCACGTCGCACTGGTCGAAACCGGCCGCGCAGGTCCCGACGTTGTAGTCGGGGATTCACTCCCACTGGAGCTTAAATACATGAAGTTAGACCGCAAAGGCGTCGCAATCCGTGCCGCGCTGGGAGCGTATCTGAAGCCGCGTCTGGCTCAGGATGCCGCACCCAAAGAACTGACCGCCATCCTGAACGCAAACAAAAAGCCTATGGCGATTGCGCAGGCAGTGGCGAAACTCTGCAAATCTCGTCTCGCTGCTGACATGGAAATCGAACCGGAAGAACTGGTCGAAATCATCGAAGCATCGGAGCAGGCCGTCGAGCCGGAAGAAGAAGTGAAAGTCACCGGCGACAGTGATGAAGAGGCGATCATCTCTCTGCTGCGTGAAGCAGGCGTCTCTGAAGAAGTGATCGCCAAAATCGCCGCTTCTCTCGCTCCCGCTGCTGCGATGGACGAAGACAAAGACGACGATAAAGACGACAAAAAAGAGAAAGACAAAGTGGACAAACCAGCAATGGATGCCGCTATCCGCCTCGCAGCTGATGCAGCAACCCGGAAAGCCGCAGAAAACTTCCGCGCCGTGCGTGAAGCAGAGCAGGCTGTTCGCCCGCTGATTGGCGACGTGGTAGCCATGGACTCCGCTGATGATGTCTATCGCACTGCTCTTGAGCAGACTGGCGTGGATATCGAGGGCGTTCACCCGTCGGCCTTCCCGTCAATGGTCAAGATGGCAATCAGCCAGAAAGAAAATCAACGCCCTGTCATCGCGCAGGATTCCGCATCATTCGGCGACTTCGAGAAGGCTTTCCCGACCGCTGGCAAACTGAAACGAGGGTTCTAAGATGCCTTTTCAGAGTGTAATTAATCAATACCCGGCTCCCGGCGTCGAAGGTGGCTTTGCGAGCACCAACCCACACGCAACCTTTCTCGCAGGTGAAGCGGCGCTGGTTGCTGGCACCGGCGGCCTGACAATCGGTCGATTTGCGTGGGCGGTTAATGGCGTAGCAACCAACACCGGCACTGGTGCGCCGTCCGGGTTCGTCCATCGCGACGGTCAGGCAGTCATCACCGAATGGCTGGGCGCTGCATCCAACGTTATCCAGGTCGGACGTGAAGTCACATTGATGGTTGCTGGCGACTTCTGGGCGCGCACTGCCACTGCTGCAACTCGCGGTCAGAAAATCTTCGCCGTACTGGCTGATGGCACCATTAAAACTGGCGCTGCTGGAGCAACCATTTCCGGCGCAGTCGAAACGCCTTTCTTTGCTGGTAGCGCTTGCGATGCAGGCGAACTGGTCAAAATCAGCACCTGGAGCAAGTAATGAACGAATTTCAGAAACACTATGCCGCGGCGAGCGGTAAATACGGCATTGTCCTGCCGGGCGCGAAAGACTACCTGAAGCCGGAATTTGCGGAAAACTTCGCACTGGCGATGGATGCGCAGCCGACCATGGTCACCACCGGCAGCGCTGGCATCCCGGCCTACTTCACCAACTACGTTGACCCGGAGCTGATCCGCATCCTGGTAACCCCGATGAAAGCCGCGCAAATCATCGGTGAAGTGAAAAAAGGTGACTGGACTACGCTGACTGCTCAGTTTCCGGTAGTTGAAAGCGCAGGTGAAACCAGCTCCTATGGCGACTTCAATAACAACGGCATGACCGCTGCTAACGTCAACTGGGTCCCGCGTCAGTCCTACCACTACCAGACCCACACCCGCTGGGGTGAGCGTGAGCTGGATATGTACGGCGCAGCGCGTATCGGTTACGCCGCAGAGCTGAACGTTGCTTCTGCTCTGGTACTGAACAAGTTCCAGAACAAGAGCTACTTCTACGGCATTCAGGGCCTGCAGAACTACGGCCTGTTGAACGATCCGTCTCTGCCGGCAGCAATTACGCCTAATGCCACAGGCACTGCCGGCGCGGTAACCTGGTCAACTAAAGACGGCCAGGCTGTCTATGACGACATCGCCAAGCTGTATGGCCAACTGGTTGCACAGACCAAAGGCCTGATCGAGCGTGATTCGCCGATGACGCTGGCTATGTCTCCGACCGCAGAAGTGAACCTGACCAAGACCAACATGTACAACGTGAACGTGTCGGACTTGCTGAAGAAAAACTTCCCGAACCTGAAGATCGAAACCGCCGTCGAGTACTCCACTGACGCTGGCGAGATGGTTCAGCTCATCGCCGACAAGCTTGGCGAAACCGACACCGCTTACGCTGCGTTCACTGAAAAGATGCGCGCGCACGCAGTTGTGGTCGAAGAGTCCAGCTGGAAGCAGAAAAAATCAGGTGGCACCTGGGGTGCAATCATTCGTCAACCTCTGGCTATCGCCAGCATGATCGGGGTGTAACAAATGGCAGAAACTATCGTTGTAGGCTGCAAGCTTCCTAACGGCCTGGTTGTTGAGCAGGATGGCTACACCGTAACGCTGAATGGCGCTAACTCATCCAATGTGGTTGGCGGCTACGGCCTGACGGAAGGCGTCGATAAAGACGCCTTTGAGAAGTGGCTGGAAGTGCATAAAAACCAGTTGTACGTCAAAAACGAACTGGTATTCGCTCAGGCCAAGGCCAACAGCGCGCAATCCAAAGCGAACGAGAATGCCGGCGTTAAAACTGGCCTCGAAGGTCTGCCGCAGGATAAGCCAGCGCCGGGCATCGAGAAAGCGGACGGTAAGTAATCATGGCGATCGTTGTTTTCGACATTAACGCATTCCGTGAGCGTTACCCCGAGTTTGACACGGTAAGTGACACGCTGCTGAATGCGTATTTCGTTGAGGCAACGGTCTACCTTGATAACACAGATTGCAGTCCCGTACAGGATGATGCTGTGCGGGCTGTTTATCTGAACATGCTCGTCGCTCACATTGGAGCGCTCAATTCCGGGGTGGGTGGTCAAAAGCCATCTGGCCTGGTCGGGCGCATTTCCAGCGCCTCTGAGGGCTCTGTGTCGGTCTCAACTGGCGATGTGCCTGTCAGCCAGGCGTCATGGTGGTATCTGCAAACGCCATATGGCGCCGCTTACTGGAATGCGACAGCCCAGTACCGGACGTTTAAATATGTCCCAGGCTCATCACCGTCACTCTACCCGGGTCATTATTACCGGAGGCCCGTCACGCGGAGGTAGCTATGACCACATTCAGCGGTGGCGATGCTCTGGAAGCAAAACTGGCAGAGATAGCGGCAAAGCTTGGAGGGGGTAAAACACTGCGCGTTGGCTTTCTCGAAGGGGCTAAATACCCGGACGGGCAATCCGTGGCGATGATCGCAGCGGGCAATGAATTTGGCGACCCGGCAAAGAACAGGCCGCCAAGACCTTTCTTCAGAAATATGATTGCCGACAAGTCACCTCAATGGCCTGACCAGATCGGAAGGATAGCCGAAGCAACCGGATATAACGCGCAAACGCTTCTTCCCCTGATGGGGGAGCACATCAAGTCGCAGCTTCAGGAATCAATCAGAGACTTCATGGAGCCTGCACTATCGCCGGTGACTATCGCCAAAAAAGGCTTTGCCAAGCCGCTTATTGAGACCTCTCACATGCTCAACTCAGTCGACTATGACATTAAGGACGGCGTATGAACCTGAGAGGGATAGCTAACAGCATCACGCAGGCCATTAACCCAAACACAGAAGGTGTATTCCGGGTTAACACAGGGTTCATGACACTTCCTGGCGGGAAAAAGGTTCCTTCATACAACGAGGTAGATGTGACCGTGCAGATGCAGGAGCTATCAACCACTGACCTGAGGAAAATCGATGCGATCAACATTCAGGGCATATTGAAGACTGCATACCTGAACGGCAACTTCAACGGTGTCAATCGACCCGAGCAGAAGGGTGGAGACATCCTAGAGGTAAATGGTCAGCAATGGCTGGTCGTGAAAGTTCCTGAGCTCTGGCCTGACTGGTGTCGAGTAATTGTCAATCTTCAGAGGTCTCCATGACAGCTACCGTCAACATCAAAGAGATTGACCTACGCATCGCGCTGCAAGCCTTTCTGATGGATGTTACTGGCCTGACTATCGACAACGTTATGGCTGGGCAGCAGAACCTCGTTCCGATGCCGCTTAACGACTTCATCATTTTCACACCGCTCAAACAGATCGCCATGTCGACCAACCGTGTCACCTACGACGACAACGGGGTTTATGGCGAAGGAAAGCAGCTTAACCAGCGCAGTACTCAGTGGCCTTGTCAAATTGACTGTTACGGCGAGGGTGCTGCGGATAACGCCTCAATAATCAGCGCGCTGATTCGTACAGACTTCGCCTGCGAATGGTTCAGGCAAAACGGAAATGTACTCATTCCCCTCTACTGCTCAGACCCTCATCAGACAACGATGATCAACGGCGAGCAGCAATACGAAGGCCGCTGGACGATGGATTTTAACGGGCAGTACAACCCGTCAGTAACCACACGTCAGGATTTCATGGACAACATTCAAGTCGGCACTGTCGCCGCAGATTTAAAATACCCACCGGAGAGTGCATAAATGGCAATCCCATTACGCAAAGATATCCAGATCAACCCTGGCGTCCTGCCTGCTGGCGGTTCAGCGCTTGACCTGAATGGCCTGATCCTTACCGACAGCGCATACGCTCCGGTTGGGAGTGTTATCAAGTTCACCAACAAAGAAGATGTCTCGTCTTACTTTGGTAGCGCGTCAGCCGAATACAGCATGGCCGAGGTGTATTTCCAGGGCTTTGACAATTCATCCAAGACGCCGGGCGCGCTGCTCTTTGCCCGATACAACACTGAAGATGCTCCAGCTTGGCTCCGCTCTGGCTCGATGGCATCAGTAACCCTCGACCAGCTCAAACTGCTGAGCGGCGTACTGACGTTGACCGTTGACGGCACCGCGCACACATCAGCAAGCATCAACCTGAGCAGCGCAACCAGCTTTGCGCAGGCTGCCGACCTGATTGAGACTGGCATTGGTTCCAGTGTCACTGTCGAATTCGACACCACACAGAAGCGTTTCATTATCACCAGCGCGACAGACGGCGCAGCAAGCACCATTACCTACGCAACCGGCACCCTGTCAGCCGGCCTGAAACTGACCGCAGCCACCGGCGCGCAGTTGTCGCAGGGCGCAGATGCTGCCATGGCAACCAATGCGATGCAGGCAGTGCTGGACAGCTCACAAAGCTGGGCGATTTTCACCACTGCATTCGCGACGACCGAGCAGCAGGCTCTGGATTTCTCTCAATGGGTTAATGGCGAGAACTTCCGCTTCGGCTATGTGCCTTTCACCCTGGACGAATCCGCGCTGGTTGCTGGCTCGACTGACACGCTGGCCTACAAAATCATCACGACCTACAACTACGCGAGCGTAGCGCCGGTGTACGGCGATCAGACGCACGCAGCCAGTGTTCTCGGTTATGCCGCATCGCTGGACTTTGATCGGCAGGAAGGGCGTGTTCCTCTGAAGTACCGCTCGCTTGGCGGCCTGCTGCCAGAGGTTACCACGTCAGCTAATTACGACGCGCTGATCGCCAACGGCTACAACTTTTACGGCGCGTACACGGCTAACGCCTACGATACGCGTTACTGGGCTGACGGCACCGTTACCGGCGACTTCAAGTGGTTTGACTCCTTCTGCTTCCAGATCTGGCTGAATGCCAACCTGATGCAGGATGCAATTGAGCTTTTCCAGTCTAACCGCAGCATTCCGTACAACGCCCCAGGCAAGGCAATCATTGAGGCGTCATTCGCTGACACACTGAACCAGGGCGTTGTATTCGGCGGCATCCGTACTGGCGTAACGCTGTCATCGTCACAGATTTCGGAAATCAAAAACGCAGTCGGCGCCGACATTTCAGCATCGCTTATCGCAAAGGGTTACTACCTGCGTATCGCTGACGCGACTCCTGCGCAGCGTCAGGCGCGCACAAGCCCAAGCATGACGCTCTGGTACTGCGACGGCGGCTGCGTACAGAAAATCACTCTCGCCAGCATTGAGGTGCAATAAATGTCCAACACGATTACTTCAGCTGATTCCATTTTTGCCCTCGCCGTCACCAACCTTTTCCCCAGCGCACAGACGCTGGAAGGTTACGCAGCTGACGCAATGTTCGCCCTGGGCGATACCGAAATGGCGGTGTCTGTCCGTGGTGCTGACGGCAAGTTGTCTGCAGGTTTCGTTTTCGGCGAGTACCTGCAGACCATCACGATCATGCCCGACAGCCCGTCGCGCGAACTGTTTGAAACCTGGCAACTCACGTCGCTGACCTCGAAGGCGGTTTTCCGCTGCAACGCGACAATCATCCTGCCAGCCATCGGGCGCAAGTTCACGCTGACGAACGGCGTGCTCCAGCGCGTGAAGGCCATCCCGGACGCGCAGCGCGTTCTTCAGGCAATGACCTTCCAGATCAACTGGGAAAGCGTCGTAGGCGAATCGTACAACCCATAAGGTGAAACATGGCACGTAAAGAGATTTTCTATACCGTCGACGGTAAGGGTCGTGACAATGGCAAGGTTTTTTTCATTCGCGAAATGGCTGCTTCTCAGGCTGAATGGTGGGCAATCCGTGCCGGACTGGCGATGGCTAAAAACGGCGTTAATCTTCCGGACAATTTTTCTGATATGGGCATGGCAGGCATGGCGAAAGTCGGCCTCGAAATGGTGGCTCAGATCCCTCCAGAGGATGCACGGCCTCTACTGGACGAGCTGATGAAATGTGTCCAGGCCGTTCCGGATCCGTCCAACCAGAGTGTCAGACGCCCGCTTATCGACGATGACACGGAAGAGGTTATGACACGCCTTAAACTGCGTAGCGAAGTATTCAAGCTTCACGTTGATTTTTTCACAGCCACCGCCAGCTAGACATCCCCCCTGTGATGGGCCAGGGAATATTTGGCCTGGCAGAGTACACCAACGTGCCAAAAACAATCGCTACTGTTCTCTCATCGGGTAAATGCTCATTGACAGAATTAAGCACGACACTTGGCGTGCAGGATATGTGGTGGTGGCTTGAAATTATCACCATTGATAATTACAACCAGATGGTAATCGACAGAGCAAGCGAGGCCCTGTAATGGCAACAGTTATTGATTCCCTGATTGTCACTCTCGGCCTTGACACATCCGACTTCAGGCGCGGGCAGGGAGAAGCCACTGAAGGGATGGAAGAGACCAGGGCAAAGGCAGAGTCGACAGCAAAAGACATGGAGGTTTACGGGAAGAAGGCCTCCTCGTTCTTTACCAGTATTGGTAAAAGCATGCTGGCCCTTGCTGGTATCGCGCTGAGCGCCAATGGAGTTAAAAACTTCATCACTGACACCACTAAGTCGCTTGTCGATCTCGGTGTGCAGGCATCAGCAATAGACACCTCAGCAAAAGCGCTTGATGGATGGGTAAAATCTGCAGATGCAGTGGGTTCATCTGCTTCTTCGATGAGCGCGAATTTACAAAAATTCCAGAGTTCAATTTCTCAGTTTAACTCTGGCTTTGGCGCAGATGACACGCTCAACACCCTTTTCGCCTTCAGCGCCCAGACTGGCACTAAATTCGATACCAACCAAAATGCCAGCCAGGTCATGCAATATCTTGCACAAAACTGGAACAAGCTAAATACCAACCAGCAGCGTATGTATGGGCAAAGGCTTGGTCTTGATAACGCAACCGTGCAAGGGCTGTCCAGTGGGCGACTTCTTGACCTGCAAAAATCATTCGAAAGTTCCTCCCGCCAGACCGACTCGCTGACAGATAAGGCGAGAAGGCTTAATGAGCAGTTTGTTCGCGTTCGCCAGTCATGGGAGTCTACCTCCCTGACGCTTTACGAAAAATTGCTTCCTGCAGTATGGAAAATCATCGACGCGCTCAATTCTATGAGTGCATGGGTGGAAAGCCACGGTCCTGAAATAAACGCATCATTCGATGAACTCGGAAAGACGTTCTCAATTCTCTGGAAGGATGTGACGGATGCATCGAAGGCGATAGGTGACCTTCTTAATGTCGATACCAAGAACTGGACGCTATCGGGCGACATTAAAAATCTCAATGAAAACCTGAGCGAAGGTCGACAAACCGTAGATCTCATTATTGATGCCTTCAAAAGCCTGTTTAACCTAGACTTCTCAGCTTTTGGTGACAAGGTAAAAAGTCTTTTCCAGATGGGGAATGGAAAGAACTCCCTCCCGGGTGTTACTGACAGCGCAAATGCTACTGCTGACTGGATTAAAGATAAAACAGGGTTTGATACGCGCAATGTTGGACGCTGGCTTGGTGAAAAAGCCGAAGGGCTGAGAGACCTGCTTTCAGGGGAAACAACCAGGCTTGAAAAACAATATGGCCTGCCTGAGGGGTTGTTAGATGCTCAGGTGACGCAGGAATCAGGGTGGGACTCTGGTGCCATTTCAGGCGCTGGAGCTAAGGGTTTGATGCAATTCATGCCCGAAACCGCAAAGGAATTCGGTATTCATGGTAATGAGATGGATCCGGTCAGCTCTCTGAGGGCTGGAGCAAAATATATGGCATCCTTGCTTCAGCGGTACGGTGGTGACCTGCAAAAAGCCCTGACTGCGTATAACTGGGGAATGGGAAATCTTGAGCGAAAGGGAATGGAAAATGCACCAACTGAGGCCAGGAATTACGCTCCTCAGATCATCGCAAGAATGCAGGCTTCTCAGCGTTATTCATTACAGCCGGCATATAGCTCTGGAGCAGGTGGCACAAACATTACTTTCCAGAACACCACGATAAAAACTGAATCCCGAAATCTTGAGAGCATGGCAAAAGAGGCTGCAACAAAAGGAATGGCTCAGAGCAGCCTGACTCAAACATTCCTCACGGGGCAAAATAACTGATGTTCAGTTTAAACGAAACCACAATCCTCAGCGCTATAAACAGCGGCAACATTTTCTCAATAATTAACAGCATACTTCAGCCAAGCTATGGTGTTTACCTCAAGTCTGGACTTAAGGCACTGTCTCCGACATCTTTTCTTGCGATTGAATATGGTGCAGATGCATCCATTGTTTCTGCACCGATTGAAATGGGGTCTTATAGCTCATTCAATAAGGTAAAGAGACCAGCCGTAATTCGGGTGCTGTTTACCCTTGAGGGCTGGACAGGTTACAGCGGCAGCATACCCAATCTGACCAACTTCACGCTGACGAGTAGATCGGACATGCTCGCCGCGCTTGATGCGATGGTTGCCGACGCTCAGGTTTATGACATTGAGACACCGGACACGACGTACGAGGATTACGACCTTGTGCGTTATAACTACCGGACATCAGATCGCGATGTCACGCTGCTGACCGTTGAAGCCATCTTTCAGGCTGTTCTGCAAGAGGCAGAGGTTGGACTGTCAAACACTACAGCCAATAATCAGCCATCTCAGAACGGCATATCGAAGGGTGGTGCAGTCGATGCAAAACAGGTTAATGCAAATGCTGCAGACAGCACTCTTGATGATGTAAAAGGCGCACTTGCAGGGCTGAAGCAATCCGTGAGTAGCGCTGCTGTAAAAGTGGCTACATCTGTTAGTCAGGCTGTCAGTGGTGCGACATCTGGTGTTACAAGCACTATCAATGGCGCAGCAAGCTCAGCTATTGAGAATCTTTCAACGTCGATAGATGAACTGGTTAAGGGGCTGTCCTGATGAAGACAATCTCACTTCAGCCAGTTAAGGGCCAGACATTGCAGGTCTCTCTTGGGGGGCAACGCGTAAGTTTAAGGATTAACCAGAGAAGCACCGGGCTTTTCATTGATGTGGCCTTGAATGAAGCATGGATAGCGCGAGGTATTCTCTGTCTCAACTGCAATAAAATAATACGCTACCCATACCTGAGGTTTAAGGGCGAGCTTTTCTTTGCTGACACAAAGGGCGATCTGGACCCTGTGTATGATGAGCTGGGTTCAAGGTTCAAACTTTTCTACGCCACAGAAGAAGAGATGAACAATGTCCTATAAAAAACGCAGCATTAAAATCGAGTTCACTTTGACTGATCAGGTGTTCGATGGAAATCAGGGGCCGACAAGGGATAACGTTCTTACCATAGAAAACGCCAAGGCTATTGTTGAATACAACGGCTATGGTGGTTCAGCACTGACAACGCTGTCGTGCCGTGTTTACGGCCTGAGCCTGAGCAATATGGCGAAGCTTAGTTATGCTGGGAACCTGAGGGGGCCGACCAAAAATAATTATATGAAGGTATGGGCTCAGGATGAGTTGATTTTTGCCGGCACGATAACATTTGCGACGACTGACTATAACGAATCTCCTGAAGCTCCTCTTGTAATTGAAGCTCACGCGCTTGGTGCTGAGAGGTCTTTGCCGTCGCCACCATTTTCAGTGGAAGGAAGCGTTGATGTTATTGATGCTATCAGGTCCATTGCCAACCCTTTAGGAATAATGGTTTCCGTGCTTGAGGATATTAAATTTCCCCTCAGCAATCCCCACGTGGTAGGGGACCCGATATCTCAAATAATCCAGCTCGCGAAATCAGCCAATCTTAATATTGACTGCAGCACAGGAGTTATCCGCATCTGGTCAATCAATGGGGCATGGGAGGATATCGTTCCTTTTGTCTCAAAAGAGCATGGATTGGTTGGTTATCCGACGTGGACCAGAGATGGTCTTTATCTCACCACTATGTTTTCATCAAACCTCATCGCCCCAAGAAAAATGAAGCTTGAAACCGACCTGCCCGGTGCGTCTGGTATGTACACCATAAACACCGTGAGACACATCATCTCTGCATGGGTCGAAGGCGGCCCTTGGTTTTCATTTGTAGTAGCCAACCAGGAAACGGAGCTGTAGATGGCGAAGAAAGGTGAATTTTCTTTTAAGCCTCAGGATGTGAATTGTGAGGCGAATATCAATGAATTTATCTTCAATACACTAATGTCACGAAGGGCATTTATACAGCTTGTGATCGTCAATAAAGTAAAAGATGGCCCTTTGCTGGATGTAACCCCGCTTGTGAGCGGTTTTTCTGCTGATGGCTCAAGAACTGGAAACTCACCCGTTTTCAATATCCCTGTGTGGCGACTTCAAAGAGGAGCAAGCGCACTAATTATGGATCCGGTTGAAGGTGACATAGGACTGATGCTTTGTTGTGACAGGGATATCACTAACGTCAGAAACGAGAAAAAAGAATCTCTTCCTGCGTCCCTGCGCGTGAATAACAAATCTGATGGCATCTATCTTGGTGGCGTGCTGAACGCTGAGCCAAGCCAGTATGTGAAGTTTGCCAACGACGGCATTGATATCGTCTCGCCCCTGGTGGTTCAGGTGAACGGTAACACCGTCATCATGAACGCCGAAGATAAGATTTCACTCAATGCGCCGGTGATCGAGATGAACGGTCAGTTCGCGCAGGGAGGCGGTAGCTTCTCCGGGAATGCGACGTTCGGCGGCACCATGACCGTTGTCGGTGAGGTAACTGCTAACGGCATACCGGTGTCAACGCACCGTCACGGCGGCGTCGAGAGCGGAAGCTCGCAGACAAACACCCCGACCCCATAACCCGCTCCGGCGGGTTTTTTATTGCCCGGAGTTCGCATGATCACCAAATCACTTCTACTGACCGACCAGTGGGATATCACGCTGGACGATTCGGGAAATATCGGCAGCACTGCCAATCCCTATGCAGTCGCTCAGGATGTAGCGTGCGCCTGCTCAACCTTCCTGGGTGAGGCGTGGTACGACACGACGCTCGGCATCCCGTATTACGAGCGCATTCTTGGGCACTGGCCTGGCACTCAGCTGATCAATACAAAAATGCAGAGCGAGGCGCTCAGGCTTCCTTATGTCCAGTCTGCATTCTGCACAACAGTTGTTGGCAAAACTGACCGCAAAGCCTCAGGCGTCATGACCATCACCGACACGAATAACATTCAGACAACTATTAACTTCTGAGGTAGCCAATGGCTGAAGTAACCGTTAACACAGCCGTCCCCTCCGTCACTCTTTCCGACTCCGGCATTGCCGTCCCCGATGAAATTGACATCCTCAATGGCAGACTGACGGATCTTGATACCGCCATGGGCGGCGGCATGAGTAAAAGCCTGACAACACCTCAGGGGCAGATCGCCATGAGTGACACGGCGATTATCGGCGACAAGAATGACAATTTGGCCTGGCTGGTAAACCAGATCAACCCGGACTACGCGTCGGGCCGCATGCAGGACGCCATCGGTCAAATTTACTTTATTGATCGCATTGCTGCTGTCGGTACCACCGTCACGGCAACATGCACAGGACTGGTCGATACGCGAATCCCGGCGGGCAGTGTCGCCCAGGATTCAGCCGGTTATCTCTATTATTCCCTCGCAGATGCAAGAATTGGCGCCTCTGGCTCCGTCGACATCGTTTTTCAGAATCAGGCAACGGGACCGATTGCATGCCCGATCGGCGCGCTGAACACCATTTATCGAGCTGTGAATGGATGGTCGGGGATCACCAACGCGACAGCCGGCGTGCTGGGTAACGAAGTAGAAAGCCGCGCCAATTTTGAGTATCGCCGCAAGCAGTCGGTGGCCGGAAACTCTAATAACCAACTTGGCGCGGTTTATGCCAACGTGCTTGCCGTACCTGGTGTAACTGACGCCTATGTAACGCAGAACAACACCGGCTTACCGGTAGAGAAGGGGATTACTGATTACTCGCTTCTTCCCCACTCGCTCTACGTTTGTGCTTACGGCGGCGCAGCGGCAGACATAGCGAAAGCTATCTGGCAGAAGTTACCACCGGGACCGTCGATGAATGGCAATACGACCTATACCGTGGTTGATGACGTCAATTATGTGCAGCCATACCCGGAATATGAAATCAAGTGGCAGACACCGGCGGCCGTCAGCGTCTATTTCAAGGTTGAGCTGGCAGCTAATAATGCCTTGCCTGGTGATATCGTCTCCAGAGTTCGCGCTGCCATCCTTGGCTCATTCAATGGCGAGGATGGCGGCACAAGAGCCCGTATAGGGTCAACTATCTATGCTGGCCGCTACTATGCGGGCGTGCAGGCTATTGATACCGATAACGTCGACATTTTCAGTATCACAATCAGCCGCGACGGCACCACTTACCAAACCTCGGCATCTTTCGGCATTGATGAAGTGCCGACACTGGATGCCTCAAACATCTCGGTGACACTGGCATGATAAACGTCGCGGACACCATCCTGACGCAATATGCCGACAGCCCGAAACTCAAATCCCTGATTTACTCGTTCAACTCAGCCGTAGGCATTGAAGGCTTTCTCGATGATTTCTATGACGTGATATGGAACATCCAGACAGCTGATACCTACGGCCTGGACGTGTGGGGAAAAATCGTGGTTGTCAGCAGACAGCTGACGGTAACAGAGAACAAGATTTACTTCGGCTTTAATGAGGCGTCATCAGATCCGATTCTTGTAGACGACCCTCAGCCATTCAACCAAGCACCTTTCTACTCTGGCGAGCTTCTTACCTCGACCGTAACCCTGACCAACGACATATACCGCAAGCTCATCATGATGAAGGCCGCGGCAAATATCAGCGACTGCACCATCCCTAACCTGAACAAGTTGCTGATGTTCATGTTTGGCGACAGTGGCAAATGCTACGTGCGGAACGATGGCGAGATGGTCATGAGTTACGTTTTCGAGTTTCAGCTTTCTCAGGCTGAACTTGCGATTGTTCAAAGCTCAGGTGCGCTTCCTGCCCCGATCGGGGTAACGGTCAATATCGTTCAGCAGGTATGAAATGAACTCTTCTGATATCCCTTCAAGAATCACTAAAGCATTTGGTGTGAACGGGCTGAAAAATGCCATCCCTGTTGACTCAAGCTCTTCCACAGACAACAACGGTGTGGCGACATTTGATAAAGGCTTTCCCCCTGTCACCATGCAGCCTTTGAGCGCTGGAGGTATCCCGCCATCAGGAAAGGACATGAATGGTGTGCTGTATTCAACCACGATGCAGCAGCAATGGCAGAACGCAGGTATGACATACCCATTCAGTCAGTCATTTTCCGATGCGGTAAGCGGTTATCCTAAAGGAGCTATCGTCCCAAGCTCAGTTTATACGGGGCAGTGGTTAAACCTGAATGAAGCTAACGGGACCTCACCTGAATCTCCAACCGGCGCCAATACCGGGTGGGTTCCCATCAATAACTACGGCGTAACTCAAATCACGATGACATCCGGCAGTGTCGTAATGTCATCTCTCCAGGCCGCAAAAGACAGAATCATTATCAGCGGCACACTGACTGCAAACGTGAATCTGATTTTCCCGGCGTGGATAAAATCTTGGGTAGTGCATAACAATAGCACGGGAAATTTCACGATCACCTGCAGAACCGCATCAGGAGCTGGAGTTGTCGTTATTCCTGGTCTTGTATCTCGTATTTTTTGCGATGGCGTAAACATAACGGACGAAACGCTAAATCCTAACAACGATATGGTTGGGGCAGTAGTAGGATTCGCAATGAACTCAGCCCCAGAGGGATGGCTTGCAGCGAATGGCACCGCAGTAAGCAGAACGACATACTCAAGACTCTTCTCTCGAATCGGTACGACGTACGGCGCAGGGGATGGAGTGAACACATTTAACCTCCCTGATTATCGAGCCGAGTTTCTGAGAGGTGTTGATAGTGGAAGGGGGGTTGACTCAGGGAGGGCCGTAGGTAGCGCGCAGTCTCAGCAAACATTTAACCATTCACACCTGCTTCCGACCACGTCAGGGACAGGCGGCGATGGGCCGATGACTGCCGTTTTCACAGATGATACATCTGCCATGACCTATTACCCGTCAGGAACAAATAGCTACAACCCGAGCCCTGCAGCCAATACAACCCTGAGAACCTACACAGCAAACGCATCTGCAGCTCTCGCCGCATTTGGCGATGAGACGCGTCCACGAAATATCGCAGTCCTCTACTGCATTAAATTTTAAGGTCTAATCATGTCATTTTCCGACACTTCAAATGCAAAAAGATACGCATCTATAGCGGAAGTGGCTGCAGCTCAGGCAAAGGTTTATGCCTCTGAGCTTGAAGGCGCGCCTGACTATGCTGCTCAGGCTGCGGCATCTGCAGCTGAAGCAGCTGCATCAGAAAGCAATGCCGTAGCCGCAGAGTCTATTGTCAATGGCCTTGCAATATCAGCCAGCGAAGCAGCAACAAGTGCGGCAGCGTCTGCAGCTTCGGCGGGCAATGCTTCATCGGCGGCGATAGGGCGATCCGTTAAAGTCCCGGATGGTGAAACGCTGGGCGACCTTCCTGCGGCAGCTGACAGGCAGAGCAGCCTTGTTTATTTTGATGAACTGAGCGCGGCTACGGTAAAACCCATTTCAGACTTTGCCATTCTTGATGAGAACGGGAAAATACCGGTATCGGTAATCCCCGCCATTGCCCTGACGGAGCCATTCGTTGTTGACAATCAGGACGAAATGCTGGCCCTTAATGCTCAGGTCGGTGATATCGCAAAGCGCACAGACCTTGGTTATTCTTTCTGCCTCGCGTCAGAGCCATCTTCAGCGCTGTCTAACTGGGTTCAACTTACCGATGACGTTCTTGCGCAGCTTGGACAATCAACCGGAGCTGCGAGCGTTGGTGCGTTAAATGACGCAGGAAGCCCCACCACTGTTCAACTGGCTCTTAATGCAAAGGCCAATAAGGCAACGCTATTAGCCCAGACTGGCGCAACTACCATTGGAGCATCAGATAGCTCAGGAAGCCAGACAACGGTACAGGGGGCGCTTGGCTTAAAAGCTGACTCGTCAGCATTAGCATCCACAGCAGGAGCAACACTTTTAGGCACTGCTCACCGTGGAACCCTGGATTTAGATCTGAATGCTATCGACCGCAGGCCTGACGGATATGGCAATGACCCGGCAGCGGTGCTGGCTAGCGGCCCGGACGTACAGATCAATACCAACCTGTCCAGGACGACCCCTATCCTACCTGGCAATTATCAGGTAGTGCATGGTGTAGGTGGTAGTATCACCATGACGGCTGTAGCCCGCGCTGTTAATGCGGAATTTAAAAAAGGATTCACGGTCTGCGGATTAAGGATAATTGGCAACGTCGTAAATGGGCCGTCCAAAGACAACGTTGCATATGGAGTGCAACTGGAAGACAGTGAAAATTTCCAAATCCTTGGACTGGATGCAAAACAGTTCACTGGGGCCACGGAAATTCTTCGCTGCAACGATTTTGTAGTCAGGGACGTATACGCAAGGAATATGCGATATCATGATAACGTTGCGGCAGGCGGTTATGGGGTTCTCCTGGCTGGTTGTAAACGTGCGCTGATTGATGGCATAAACTTTAGAGCTAGCGCTGCGGAAGGAGATTTAGGGCGCCATTCACTATACCTATCTGTTGACTCGCTCGGTAACTTCTGCGAAGACATAGTTGTAAAAAACCTTATCGCTTCATATGTCAATATCGATAACCGAGATATGCCTGCCGCTGTTGTTCGTCGCAGCAACAGATGCATGATCGACGGTTTTAATATCAGTGGCTCAAACGGCGGGATAGGCCTTAATGCAGATAATGGGGTCATACAGGATTTTCAGATCCGCAATGGCCACATGAAAATCATTCAGTATGATGACAATGCGGTTTACGGAATCTCAGGTGGTGTTGACAACCAACCTGGCACCGTTATGGGTTTAAGAGTCGATAATTTCACTTTCGAAGGGGAAGTAAAATCCGGTGTCACACCAGCCGCAGTGCGTCTTCATGCGCTGGCTGTTACTTGCCGTGATAGCTATTTTACTAATACTCGCATTAAAAGCCATGGCAACTCAAACCCAATCCTTGTAGCAAGCGGTGTATTCAATGTCACATTCGATGGTGTAAAGGACTTTGTATCTGCTGGCTCGGCTTCCGCTGCACTTATAAGATTTATGGGCGGCAACAGCAATATAAAAGTATTTAATCTTGATACAGCTAGGCCGATTTTTGCTGGCCTTGAAAATGTAACAGACCTTACAGTCAACTGGACCAGGAGAGCAACAGTAACTATCACATCAGGGACAGCGGTTATCAGCAATGATACCTATGGCATTCTTTCAACGGTAAATCCTGGAGCGAGTGCGATTACTATTAACCTAGCCTCACATGTGACACAGGATGCAGCACTGACAGCGAGAGTTGTATCCAGAACTGCAAACCAGTTTGTCATTGCAACTACATCTAGCAAAACTCTTGGCATAAACGCATACACAATAGCGGGAGCGTCTGTAACACCATCTACGTCATCCATGACGTTTGATGTTGTCCTTAGCTCATGATCTGCAAATCAACTATTACTTCAGTATCCTGAATCCAATTTCGTCGTTTAATCGGTAAATCATTATCAGCCTATCTGAGTAAACTACTTTGCTCGCATCCATTCTTTTGTCTCTATCCCAAAAATCCGTGTTAGATGGAGGATATGAAATTACTCCATATTGTTTCATAAGGCTGTGTTTGAATCTTCCATTTGCAAAAGATGAGTAAACGAAGTCTCTCAGGAATGGTCTGGAAGAAATTGAGCGTTCAACACTAGGAGGGTATGAAGGACCGCCAAAGATGTAAACCTTCATACCCTTCCTATATCCATTCTCATATAGCTTCTCTGCAGCATACGACGCAACAAATCTATCCAGTCTCTGCATGTCGTTTACAGCACCGGAAACAGTTGATGATAATGAGAATGAGCAAAGAATAAGCACAACGGGTAAAAAATATTTCCACTTGAAGCATGAATTATCAAGCAACCAGCAAAAATAAACAAAAAAGAAACCAAAGGATATCATGACACGTGAAGATGCTACAGGGTTCTGTAATAGCAGCATTATTCCAGCAGTTAACGAGAAAAGAATAACTGGTGCAATTGAAATAACTAAAACAGAAGTTGTAGGAAGCCTTTTCTTTTTAGATAACAGAGCCCCAAGAACTATTGAAGCCAGCATTGAAGCCCAAGTAACTAAACCGTTTAGTCCCTTCATGGCATCTCTATAAATTGCAAAGAAGTTACTTGAATTTTCCCCAATACGTTTCAAACCCTCAAAGCTAAATGAAACTAAGTTTTCATGACTTTGAGTGTATTCGCTTAGCGAGATAACGTGCTTCACGCAAATCTTGTATAGTATTGCTGAGATAATAATGGAAATCGCACATCTCAAAACATAATTCGCCTGACTCCTTATATACTCCCCCCTATATAATTTGGAGCATATAATTATTAAAATTGTAGAAAATATAACATTTACAGATGCTTGATATGTAGTGAATACTACAAAACCAAGAATAACTCCGCATAAAAAGTTTTTTATTCCTGAATTCAATAGAGTTATTGAGAAAATAACGGCAGATAGTGCAGAAAGCCCCATTATGAAGGAGTCATGCCTAAACAACATGTTACCTATCCAGAATGGGCTTGTTAAAAGAGCCATTGCTGAGATAGCTACCATGGCATGTGATTTAATAGCTATTTTCTCTACAACAATCAATGCTGAAAGCACGATACAGAAAGTTGATGCTATCAAAGTAAAAGGGAATGTATCTAGCAACACGCCATCACCAAATACCTTCATCCCAGATGTGCTTAATGAGAAAAGCCACATGATGACACTGGCAAGTGGCCTGGCATTATCCTCCCAGGCTGTAACGCCAGTATCAGAACGAAGCCAGTCGTCAATAATGTAATTTTCATGAATGATAAATGGTAAAATATAAATCAATGACATGAAAGCTACTGCCGCCAATGCCCACCTATAATTCCACACAAAAGACTTACTAATCATTATATTTTACCTTTTAGTATGTATCTTGGTCTTTTCTTGACTTCAACATAAATCCTTCCGATATACTCACCTAAAACGCCAATTCCTATTAATTGAATGCCACCAAGGAATAGCACGGAAACAAGCAGAGACGGATACCCTCGCACAGCATTTCCAAATACGAGAGTGTCGAAGATCATCCACGCGCCGTAAAGGAACGCAGCGCCGGCAACGATCAGGCCAATGTAAGTCCACATGCGCAACGGGAAGGTTGAGAAGCTGGTAATACCCTCAAGAGCCAGATTCCACAGCTTCCAGCCATTGAATTTCGTGCTGCCGGCCACTCGTTCTGCGCGGGCATATTCAACGACATCAGTGCGGCCACCAACCCAGCTCAGTACACCCTTCATGAACAAGTTACGCTCAGGCATGAGCTTAATATTTTCCACAACCTCGCGAGACATGAGACGGAAGTCACCAACGTTTTCTTCGATCTTCGGGTTGCTGATTTTGTTGTGCAGCTTGTAGAACCATTCAGCAGTCTTGCGCTTCAGACGACCATCAGTGGAACGGTCAGAGCGCTTGGCAAGCACCATATCTGCCCCGGCCTGCCATTTCTCTATCAGGTGCGGAATAACCTCGATAGGGTCCTGCAAGTCTACGTCAATCGGAATAACCGCTTCACCGGTGGCATGGTCCAGGCCGGCAAAAAGTGCAGGTTCTTTGCCGAAGTTTCTGGTGAAGGAGATTGGTACAATAAGCGGGTCAGCCAGAGCGATAGCGGTTATAACTGCTTCTGTTGCATCTTTGCTGCCGTCATTAATGAATACGATCTCGACCTCATGCTGCTGAAGTTCTTCAAATTCCCGCACCGTTTTATAGAAAATAGGAATTGCTTCCTCTTCATTAAACACCGGAACAACCAGAGAAATTTTCATTTCGCATCCCTAAAGACAATGAATTTCGAATAGACAAAACCGCACACCAGACTGATGGCAGAGAAGACAATTAGCGTGATGATTGGTGCGAGCCCAGATTTATCGGCAGCCCAACCTACAGATGCACTCAGAGCCCCCATGAATCCGACATAGAGCATATATCGGAGCGTAGTGGTTTGAGATTTGAATGTGAACCGGGCATTGGCAAAGAAGCTGAAACTGACCGCAACAATAAAACCGGCGAGGTTAGCCAGCGCCTGGTTAGTGTGCAGGGCATAGATGCATACGGCGAATGAAACCCAGTGGATAAGCGTATTTATGACGCCAATGGAAGCGTATCGCGCAAATAAATTTAACATTATGCAAATCAATCAATTCAGAGGATTTCGGAGTTTATCACCTTGCATTCACTTGATCGACTCGCAAAAGTAAAGATACTGTATATACAAACAGTGTTTTCGGGAGGTAAATCATGCCACGCAGAGATGATATCGAGACAGCATTCAGGCAGGCCATAGTGATGGAGCCTAGCGGGAGACGCACGGTTACTACGGCAGATTTTGTGAAGGTTTTACTCACGTTTAACTGGGACTGGACGCCGCGCGAGGCTAACCAATGGATCGAGAGCTACGTCAGCACGTTCAAAGATATCTCTCAGCAAGAGGGCGAACTCCGCACATTCATGATGTACAACCCGAACGGAGGTCTCTGAT